TATGAAGGGAACTAATCGTGAGGTTGCCACTGGCATCATGAAAGCGGCTCAAGGATTCAATAGATTTGTTGGTGGCTTGTATACCAGATTTAACCCTGAGTTCTTAATTCCTAATTTGATTCGTGACCGTTCAGAAGCTTTTGTAAACAATATGCAGAAGATGTCACTGGGTCAGGCATTCAAGACTCTAGATCCAATCTCTACTGTCCGAGATGACATGAGAACCATTCGTCGAAACCTGCGGGGAGAGAGGGCCAGCGGAGGTCGTGCGGCTGAAATGGACAAGATGTATGATGAATTTGTGGCATCAGGTGCAAAAACAGGTGGTCTTGGACTATCTACACTAGATGATATTGAAAAAAGCATAGCTGAACTAGGAAGCAAACTAAATGCCCCAACTAAATCTAAAGTTAGAGAGTTTAATAAAGCTGTAAATGCAATCAATGAGTGGTTTGAAAACGCCACTAGATTTGCCACTTACCGTCGTGGACGCGCAGACGGCATGACAATGGATCAGGCTGCACTAGCGGCACGTAACAGTTCATTTGACCCGCAGTTACAAGGCGCACAGGGAGACACTATTAGGGCTTTGTATCTGTTTAGTAACCCAGCCATTCAAGGTGCTAAAAACTTTATACGCAGTATGAAGAACCCAAGGATTGCCTTATCGGTAATGGGTGCATTAACAGCAACGGCTTACACTTTAGACAGGTATAACAAAACTATTGATGAAAATTATAGAGAAAAAATACCTAAGTTTAAATTAAATAAACACCTTACAATCGTTACAGGAACAAAGCCAGACGGTAGCCTTAATTACATTTCTATACCCATTGGTTACTCTATGGTTCCCTTTAAGGTTGCTGCTGACTACGCCCAAAGAATTATGTTCGGAGGTGAGGAGAATATTGATGCCTCAGCAGTAGCCAAGGATATGAGTAAAAATATTATTGACTCATACAATCCAATGGGGGGTTCACCTGTCCCAACAGTTCTTAGACCAATACTAGAACTATCAAGAAACAAGGACGGACTAGGAAGAGACATACGACCATCCTGGCTAGAGAATGAGAATATGTCCGATGTTGAGAAGATTCATCCTTGGACGGCTAGAACTCAAGGAGGCGAGTTGGCTATAAACTTAGCTGAACAGCTTCAAGACATGGGATACGAGGTATCTCCAGAGAACCTACTTTATCTCTACCGCAACTACACTGGTGGTCCAGGAACAACGGTGCAAAGATTGTTTAATCTTACATCAAAATTGATGAACAAAGAAAAGATTAATCGTTCAGATATTCCAGTTGCTCGTAGATTCTTTGGTGAAACATACGCAAAGACCTTTGAGTTGCGAACTGGTGACCAGCAACTAATTGATAACATAGACAAGCAGGAGAACACTAGCCGCGCAAAGGCTAGTAGAATTGCTAGTGGATACAAGACCCAGATACAAAATGCAGACAGTCCTCAAGAGCGATCTCGCATCCTTCAAGACCTACTCGTCGATCCAGAGGCAAATGAAGCAGTCAAGCGTCGCGTAGAAACATTCCTCAAAGATGAAGCCGCAGGAATAACGGCTGCCGACAAAAGGGTTAAGTCATTATCAGTAAATGGCAGAGCACAGTTCTTCATCGAAAGAATCCAGGACATGAATAGGGATGAAGCTGCTAGGTATCTGCAAGAACAAATCAACAGGCGTGTTCTCACCCCTAAAGTTCAAGAGGCCATGACTGGCATTCAAGCCTTTAGAGATTTCTTTAGTCAATAAAGGTGTCAGCGTCGTGGTTGGAAGGCTGGCTGACGGCAACCCTATATAGGCGACATGTAATAAACAAACCTTTCCGGAGCACTCACGACTTACTCTTTTTGCGGAAAATTACACTAAACCGCAAAGTTATTCTCGCTCTTCTGCGTTAGATAAGAGACGATGCTGAAGCATATCAATCTTATTTTTTAAATTTTCTATATCCTGGTTTAGTCTTTCGTTCTGGGTAGTCAGAGCCTCGCATGATTTAGTCATAGCATCTAAGCCTTTTGCCAGAATTACTTCAGAGTTAATATTGTATACGGATTGTGTTTTTGTTTGTTGCATTTATTTAGTATGTGAAATTGGTTGCCACTTGCCTGAGTCTCGCTCTAGCCACTCAAACATATAGGAAATATCATCGTTAGATAAGGGTTCGTCGGACTCAAGATAATATATCCCGTTGACCTCTGGGTCGCGTGATGACGGTGCGTCAGCCTCAAACTCTACAATGACATTGGTTATGCTACCAGTGTAGTTGTCCATTTCTAGTTTGTGTTCGTACATCATATTTATGCCTTTGTGTGTTTGGGATCAGAGCGAGCCATCTCATACTCGTCGTCGTTCATCATTTGATCAAGAAGTTTATTGAAAAACTTTCTCCATTCTTCCTCTGTGATGAGTCCGTTGGAAAAATCAAACCACATCTGGTCATACATTGCGTAGGTTATTCTGGTTTCTTCAGGCATAGTAATTAGATAAACATTGGTTCAAAGAAAGCGAGCTTGGGTGAGTATACTACACCGCATCCAAGGATTGGTTTGGCAGCGTAGACACGCCCGTAGTTCATAGCAGGGTGATGATGATCTACCCCACAGCCTACGTTCATACCAAAGACAATATCATCCTGGTTGGCGTGGTAGTTGATGCCAGCTTGTGCGTGGAGGTGACCCATGACAAGAGACTTGAACTGGGCTTGTGCGTTCTTCAGAGCCGACATCTGCCCTCCCTTCTCCTTGTCTCCGTGCCTGTATATGACTCCATCAATTACTAGGTCTGTGAACCTGGGGTGTATCGTCCACCCGTCAAGACCCCATAATGTTTTGAAGTTAAGTATTACCTCTGGTGGTAATCCAACGCTCTGTGCCTTACGCTCTGGTAGGGCTGAATGATTGCCGATGAGGTAGTCAACCTCTGGGAAAGCCTTGTGCAGTGCTCTAACCTGTCTAGCTGCCGCTACAAACTCGTCTGCCGCGCTAGGCATGGTTGGGTCTTTCTCATGGAAGCTGATGGCGTTCCAGTCCACTAGGTCACCGATGTGGACTACCCGTGTGCATTTATGCTTGTGAAAGATGGAGACTAGGAAGTCTATGTAGCCGCTGTGCATGGCTGGACAATGGGTATCCGCTATGACTAGGACTCGTTCGTTACCCATTGCGGCAGGGACAGTGGCTTTGTATCGCCTAATCTTAGAGCGCACAGCCTCTGCAGTTGTTCCATAGTCTTCAGCGATTTGATGGTAACTAAAACCTTCTAGGTAGAGGTTATAGGCTTGCTTCTGTGTTAGGTTTTCCTGTGTCATATTTATTTTAGTGAGAGTTATAAAATGTCATGATTTAAATTTGAACCCCTTCCCATTCTACTGTGGGTCTACTCTTGTGAAACTGCTAAGAGGGGTCGGAGCTTAACCGATGGAGTCACGAAGACTATGTATCCATCGGCACAAACTTAAATCATGTGTAGAAAATTATTCAACTAAATCTGCCTATGTGGTTTTGGAAAACAAACTTACCATACTGGTCTCGCTCGCCTTCACGTTGCTTTGCTATGTTGTATTTGATAGATATGTGTGTGCCATGAACAGGATCGTTGTGGACTGTGGCTTCCTTTGTATCTGAGCCGTTAGGCCATAGCAAGAGAATAATGTCTGCGTCGTTCTCGATGTCCCCGGAATCCTTCAAATCATATAGTGTAATACCAGTTTCGCGTTTGGCTCCCTCTCTGTTTACTTGTGCTAGAAGTATAACAGGTAGGTCTAACTCCATAGCCATAAGTTTTATCTGGTGGCTAACCTCTGCGATGCCGTCATGCTTCTTTAGTTTAGTGTTCCAAGGGACAAGTTGCAAGTAGTCTATCACAATCCATTCAATGTGGTGCTTGCGTTTGTACATACGAGCACGTGACCGAAGTTCATCTATGTTCCTGACGTAGTGCTCTGTGTATATGGGAGCGTTCTCTACTCTTTCGGTAGCATCCCACACCCGCTTCTGTTTCTCTGCGGATAGCACACCCTCCTGGAACTGGTTGAGGTTCACGGCAGAGCAGGTCTGTATCATACGCTTTGCTAGACTCTTGGCTTGCATCTCAAAGGAGAAGTATAGACCCGGCTTGCTGTGGGTTACGCCATTCTGTAGGGCTACGTTCAGGGCGATACAAGTCTTGCCGCAGGAGGTAGGAGCCGCAACAACCATTACCTCTCCGTTGGCTATGCCACCCGCACTAAGCTTATCGTCTAGTTGCTTAATCCTAGTTGGTAGAGCAAAGGTATCGTAGGTTCCCTCCTGCATCTTCTTGAAGTCCTCACGTAAGGACTCAGCGGCTACTCTGATGGACGGGTCAGTAGCAGAATTATTATCTAGGGTAGCGGTAACAGCCCTCTCGATGTCAGCAATAATTACGTCTGGGTCTTGGTTCTCTATCGCTGATTCAATGGCAATGCGAGAGGTGCGAATAATCTGACGTAACTTGGACTTCTCTTTTACAATCTTGGCATAGCTTCCTATCTGCGTAGAGCTGCTAGCTTGCCCCTGTATATACATTATGGTGCTGAGTCCACCTGCTTCCTTGTCTGTGCCTTCACGCTTTAGCAACTCGTCGAGGTCGAGTTCAGAGAACTCCTCACCAGAGGAGCATAACTTAGATATAGCCTTGAAGATTATTTTATTGGAAGTGCCGTAGAAATCGTCTGCGTTGACGATGGTGCTGATGCTGTCGTAGGACGCATTGTCTAGTAGGCAACAGGCCAGCAAAGCCTCCTCTGCTTCTAAGTTATGAGGTTGATCCATTCTTTTCTATAATTTTGATAGCTTTTTCGTTTAGCTCTGATACGATGTTGGGAGTAGGTTCTGGCCTATCATCAATCCAGTTGCCCCTCATGATTGAGTCTCTTAGGACGGCAAGACCTGTTATGGCATGAGAGATGTGATGTAGTCCTGAGTCTGGGTCGTTGTCCTCTCCTTCATACCAGGCGGCTAGGTGACGGAAGGCAGCATCATAGTATACGGAGCCTCGGACACCTGCTTCTCTCCAGTTGAACCTGCCATACTTCAAGTCTCCGTGTAGCTTCACAAGCCCTGCCTCAAGTAGCACGTTGGCTGGCATACCTGATAGCGGCACTTTCTTTATGCCACAAGCATCCTTAGGGTTAGTTTTATTAACCATGATATAATAAAGCCCCGCCCCCGGAGGGGAAGGGCTACCCTATTATGCCTAGAATGGGTTAGCGATGACTTGAGGCTCCGAGTAGGCAATTTCTAGCTCGCTCTCTTCCTCTTCATCGTCCTCGTCCTCGGTGGGCTTCTCTACCTTTAGGTAGGAGGATAAATATTCCTGTAGTGTGCCGTCCATCATGTCTGCCTGAAGAGCAGCCTCATTCGATAAGGTGTTGGATACAATGTTAAAGACTGGTCTGTTATAACTTACAGCACCCTTGCGATCTTCGACTGCCTCGGTAACTGCTACAACGATGTCTCCCTCTAATTTATTGGAGCCACCAACCTTGTCTTCAAATTCAATCCATGCTGTAAGAGCACAGCCCTTGAGTTGAAAGTTAACAAGCTCGTAGCCCTCGCCAACCTTAGCCATAGCGTAGACAGACTTGGTGAACTTAACGCCATGCACAGTCTTTACTTCAGACCAGATGCCTGTGGCAACGATACCTTCCTTGTTGCGGAGAGTAAGTTTGTCTCCTACAGTATAGACTTCGTTAGCCCAGATTGCGCTGTTCTTTCTGTCGTCCCATCCCTTGGCGGTAATGAGTTGATCGAGAATGATAAACCCTGTGTCTTGTGGTAGTGTTTTAGACTCTTGGGCTTCTTTATCGTAAAACTCCCATGCGGAAGCTTGTGTGTTCCATTGAAGGAACTTGGTAGCAGGGTTTGATGACCCTGTTGATCTTGGTTTAGTTCTAGACATAATATTATTAGTTAGTGATTTATTGATGTTGAAGAAATGTAAATAAGGAATCAAGCATTATTTTTATTTTTCTTTCGCTCCTCATTTTCAGCCTTAGTCTTAACGGCGTGGCACTCCACACAGATAGCCTGGAAGCCATCGAGTTCACAGAACAGTCTGGCTATAAGCGCATCCCAGTTGTCAAAGCCTGTGACCGGGACGATGGGGTCAATGTGATCTGCTCTCATGTCCTTGGCAGGGAATAGTTCCCCGCAAGCAGAGCACTTGTGCAGCTTACACTTGCGCCCTGTTGCGGGGTTCACACCATCACGAACAAAGGCAGATCGGATAGCTTCATACTTAACAGGCCATTGAGCACGGCGTAGTGCTGACATGATAAAGCTCCTGTAACGAGCCTTAGTCCATTGACCTGAGTTGTATGGCTTTTCCACTTTCAAGTTAGTTTCTTCACACTTCTGATATAAGGAAGCAGGGTGTCCTTTCACCTACCCACGAACCTATTTGGTTATATTCAAAGTATTCGACGGCCTCTTCTTGCGTCATGCCATCGGCAATCATCTGGTCAATAACCTTAGCTTTGTCATAGCAAATAATTGGGTTCTGTCCTATTCTTTCTACGACCCCTGCAATGCAATCATCGAATCCGTCCATCTTTAGTAGTGGCTCACCTGAGTCAATGTATCCTTGCAGTAATTCGTTCATGCTACCCTGCCTCCTCCATGTCTAGGACATAGCCGAGGGCTTCTCTTACAGTTTCAAATCCTTCTGCAACTCCTGTAAGTTGCTGACCAGTAGGAGAATAGATGGCAACGCATCTGTGTTTGTTCTTTGTAACTTCTCCTTCGGAGGCAAAGAAGCAGTAGGTGTAGCCTTGGTTATCTATCAAATCTAAGAGATCGCTATCACTACGTGGAGCCTTGGGTTGCAAAGCTTTGGTAACATCGGCTACCTTGACGTAGGGATGAGGGCTTCCAACTTCCCCATATTGCAAACGCTGCAATGATGCCTCGTCTACGTCTAGGGCAAACACTTCTGTGTGTGGGTCAATTTCTTTGGTGTGAACTTCTATTTTCATATTATTTAGTTTGGTTGTTTATTATTTCCTTAGTGGATAGGTAATATTCACATAGTTCTTCAGACTTCATGTCCTTGATGTCAACGAAATTATCGTTGCATCTCTCAAACTTGTTTCTTATCTTCATAGCTCTCCATGTGCTATGGTCGTGAACCATAGCTTTCCATGTGCTAAGTGAGTTATTTGAGTCGTTCATACTAGGGCTTTCCAAGTCTTTTGAAGTTTCCCATGCCATCATAGTCAGATGCAGGTAGTTTCTTCTCAGGTTCTTTGGTCACTGTTGTTTTTGTTTTCTTTTTACTGAAAATCTTTTTAATTATTTGTTTCATGTTTTACTCCTTGGATTAGTATGAGTAGTCTCTTACATCTACAAGACCCTCTATGTAGTCGTCAATTGTTTCCCAATTAATTCCAACGTCAGCATCGTAATCACGCTGAATCTCTAGAAGTATGCTGTTGGCTTCGTCTTCGGTAAGCTTGACATCGTTGTCCTTTGCTCGTTGTAGCACATCCTCTGTAGACCATCCTATGTGTATTTCCATAGTATTATCCTCTGATGCTTAGGTTGGCAAGGGCTTCGTCTACACCCTCAATGAGTTCTTTGGCAGGTATCGAACTGACGACCTCTAGTCTGTCCTTGAGATCATTCTTCTCCTGGGACAGTGCCTTGCGTTGCTCAGTCATTCTCTCAATGCGGTAGGAAAGAGCACGTGACTCTTGGCGTATCATATCTATGCGCGTTTGTATGCGCTCGATGTTATCTTGTTTTATATCCATGTTATTTTAGTGTTGGTATATTATGTGTGTGATTAAAATTCCTGTGCCAGTTCCTGTCATTGCACCCAATGAATAGACTAGGCGTATCCAGTTGCAAGCAAAAACTACTCGGCCTACATTTATTGTCCAGACAAAAGATATGAGGAAGCCAACAATGATTGCTCCGACCCACTCTTGGTTTGCAACCTGGTAGGTGTTGGTAGCTATGAGTGTAACTTGCAGCCATGAGTATAGAAATGTTTTAATCATCACAAGTTTCTTCCTCTGGTTGCTCCATACAAAATATCCCACACTCAAAGTCTAAGTTTTTCATTGGTCTTCCTACTGCATCCTCTGGCAGTTCGTCAAGAAAGATTCGATTGCCTTTGTATTTAACTAGACGGCAGCCAATTTCCCGGCTCTGGGTGTTGCGATGTTCCCAAACTTCTGGATGAACTTTTCTAACGTGATTCCAATAGGTAACAGACGTAGCCTTCACGCAACCAATACAGTTGGCATTGGGATACCCTAGGTGGTAAATCTTGGGGAGTCTTATACCAGCTTCTGTGATAATCTGATAGCAGTCAGCCTTGGTAATCTTTTCATCTATCAGAATGGGCATAATGTTATCCCTTTCAAACTCCTTAAATCTATCGTATCTATGTTGCTCCTCTGCGGTAAAGCCTAAGACAATATGATCGTGAGGGTTTTGATCCTCCCACTCTTGTCTTGCCTTCTTCTTCAGCTCCAAGGTGCAAGGTGCGCCAGCAATACCCGACATATACTTTCTTTTTTCCCAGACCTCAACACAGGACTGAGATGGATACTTGGAGCTTGTAGCAAATTCAATGGTTTTGCCCAACCATTTTTCACAGTCTTTCAGAAACCTTTGATTGTCTTCGTGTTCCTCTTTGATGGGGTTATTGACAATGCGAATGTTATGGGTTTCTCCATACTTCTCGATAGTCTTCTTTGCAGCAACGGCAGATGCCGCCCCGCAGGAGAACCAAACGACTATCGTTTCTTTAATCATTCCAAGGTTGGTATGGTTTTTACTATTTCGGTGATCAGTTCGTTATCTAGGAGTGCTTCCGGTAATGGTTTCCTCCAGATGGTGACAGTGTTCAGACAGGCGTAATACTGGTCAAGAGAAAAACCTTCCTTCTCATAAATATATTTGGCTTGCTCTGCGACACTCAGCTCTGGGTTCTTATACTTCTTAATTAGTTTCTCTGCCTTTACCTTGCCGATGCCCTTCATGCCTTCGATGCAATCGGTGCTATCACCCATGAGTAGTTGCACTAACCAGTTGTGGTCAGCTTCCTTTTGGCTCACGTAGGTAGGCCAGTCATCCTTATCCCAGTTGTAGTGCCAACCGGGAACAGATAGCATATCTTTATCTATGCTACATATAATGGGCTTCTCTACCTTTCCGTTGGTAGATATTATGCCTAGTAAATCATCGGCTTCTAGCTGGTCATGCTGATACCACCTGTCCGCATACATCTCTTTCATGGCCTTGCTCAATGGATCATACAACGGCGGCTTTGCTCCCCTGTTACCTTTATAGTTGGGATAGAGTGTCTTGCGAAAGTTATTGCGACCTGATACTACGAGGTAAAACTCCGATGCCTTGCATCCCATGACACATTGATCAATGGCTTGCCTACACATTGACTTTAATGTGAGAAGGTTTGTTCCTTCAGCTTCTGCTTTGGCGGCATGTCTATATAGGATTATTTCTACATCCAGTAGAGCAGTTTTCTTATCAGTTTTTTTATTCATGTAATAGTTTTATCATGTGAATTAATTGTAAGGTCAATGCTTTTTTTAGCCTCGTTCAAATTAGAGTTGCTTCTCGTTAGACATAGGTTCCCCATTTACTGGTCAAACCTATGCCTTGCTAGAGCCTCAAATTATGAGTGTTCCCGCCTTTGATAGTGCCCCGGATCGTCGCGCATGGTAAGTCCTGTATTACGCTAGCCGTGGCCGTTCCTGCATTACTGCAAACCTTTTATACATAGCCGGGTTTCGGTCAAGCTATGCAACCACTTACTCAGACTTGGGCTAACCGGTAAGGCCGCTTGCTCCGATATACTGTAAAAAAAAGACTCCTCCCTAGTTGAGTAAGGAGAAGCCCAAAATTGCCTGTATACAAGCGGTTTTAGAGAACTGAACAAACCGCCTCAACGCGGTATCGCACAAGGCGATTTAAAAAACTGATAAGTATTATACACTATAGGTCAACCTTTTTTATATTTAATAATTCAATGGCCACTCCGCTACGTTTGAGCTTGTAGCCCTTCTTACTGCTACCCGTAGCCAAATGCTTTAGTGCTTCCTCCCCCGTATGGGCGTGTTTTATGGCTCCGCACTCTTTAGGCATGTCGCGCCTAGTGTAAACAATTCTGTAGCAAGTCACCTAGTCTTTGCGGTATGGAGTCCCTCTTTGATTAACCACCTGCGAAAGCTTCCCCTATCTGCACCGCCTTGCTCTGCGGCTTGCGATATGTTGCACCCGGTTTCCTTCCATATCTTTAGCGACCGCGCCCTTGCTTTGGCGGTCTCCTCGCTGGTCGATCTGCCGCTTGTGCAATGGTCGAGTATATCCCCGGCCTTCATTAGCATCTCTATTTTATCCTTGAAGCTTTCCATGCACCTAACCGCGCTTGCTCTAGCTTCTAATGTATCTGTAAATTCTACCATGTTTGACGTAATGCACCTTCTAAGGGCTTCTAATGCCCCTAGAAGGCGTTTTGATTGGTTACAAGGGTGTTACCCTTAGATTTATATTGCAAGCCTTTGTAGGGCTTCTGAGTGTTAATTCCTTGTGCAAGGACTGAGGGTGCTATCCCATTGCAAGGGCTAGCAAGATTATTAGGCCAGCACCTACCATGCAAGCAAATAATATTACTGCCGCCTCAAATTCCTTCTCACTATTTACGAGCCTGTGCTCGTTTGCGATGCGCTTTGTCTTTTTCATTTTATTACTTTCTATTTTTATTTATGTTTATGCAAACGCTAGTTTTAACTGCGCTCGCTCGTTAGCTTCTCTAATTTCCTTTTTCTCTAGGCACCTGTCGAGCATTTTATCTGCCGCATCACTTAAGGTATCCGCTAGGCCGTTGCTTATGCTCTCATATATATTGTGGCCTTCATATATTTCGTCCTCCAGATACTCAAATATCTGAAAGCAAGTGCCTAGCTGATTATAATCCCATTTGCTAGGATCGCCCCAAGCCTCTAGGGTATTGTCATAATTAGACCAGAAACCGCTTCGACTGGTAAACCGTTGCGCTATTAAGTTTCTAAATTCATCCTTATGATTTTCCAATATGTAATTTACAAACGCAACTGCGCTAGCTTCCGGTAATTCAATAAATATGCGATCCGTTTGAAAATTATATTCCCTAGGGCTTTCCATACTTTCAAACCTAGCATTTAAGGTTAGCCCCGTGTCTCTCTCTATTTCGTAAATAAAGGCTTCCGCGTAATCTTTAGAGACATTACGGTAGAACTCGCTAGTATTCTTTTCTAAGTATCCATTTTCAAGGGTTTCCCGTTGCGCCTCGCTTAGATCATAGTCTTCAGTATACCAGTCGAGAGAGCTTTCAATCTCCCCCTCTATGGCATAAGAGTAAAGGCTATTGTAAAACCCCTGAAAGGGTATTGTAGATATTGCTTTGTTTTCCATTGTATTACTTTCTATTTTTATTAGTTATTAGTTAGGCGTTATTACCTACCCCAAAACCCCGCGCCCCGTAAAGGGAACGCAGGGCGCAAGGTTGGCTTTGCTAGTCTTTAGGCCAACTTAGCCGCACGCAATACAAGGCGGCAAGCTTGCCCCAATGCACGCGCTTGGCATTGTAGCCAATCTTCGTTTGCGTTTGGGTTGCGATTGCCTTGACGCGTTTTCTTTAGCTCGCTAGGCGTGCAAAGTCTTTCCGCAATGTCTTGGTTATAAATGCTAGAGCAACCCCCGTAACTATACTCAAACCAATCCGAAGCCCCGCTTAAAAGGTCTCTCTCTCTAATTGGCATGCCCTCATTAAATTCATCAATAAGACTTGGGTTGCTCTCTAGGTTTTCCAATATCTCAAGGGCGTAATCTTTCACGCCCCGCGCCCATGCGGAACGCTCGCTTGCTATGGTTTCAACTCTGCTTTGTATCGTTTCGAATTTAGTTTTCATTTTATTACTTTCTATTTTTATTGTTAGAATAAACGGGTTCGTTGATCCGCATATGGTTTGAATGCCTTAATTGCATCTTGCAAGGTTAAAAAAGTGCCGCATGATCCGCGCTCTAAATTGCGTTCATCTGTCACCCTGTATTTAGTCACCCCTGAATCTGTTTTAAATGATTCAATTATAAAGGTGGGAAGCGCACGCTTGCGCCCAAACTGGCCGCCTGTTTCTACATAGTTTATTGTTTCCATTTTATTACTTTCTATTGTGGTTAATATATTGTGCCCGTCTTTAGGCGGTTAAAAATTTCATAGGATTTTCGTAGCGTTCGTTAAATTGTTTTAAAGCATCTTCATATGAGCGCAAGATGGTGCTATAGACGTGATTTTCTGAATCTTCAGTCTTGCACACTATCGAAGTGCCAAACCGCTTTTCATTAAAAAAGTTTTCACCATCCCACGAAAACTGTAATTCGTGAAGCTCAACATTCCAAGTGCCTCCTCCCCACTCAAGATTTTTACCCGTTTTAAAAGGAGGTGATTTAAGTAATAGTTTTTTGTATTTTTTCATAGTGTGTGATTAGTGTGTTTTATTTTGATGTTTGAAGATGGGCGCGAAGTCTAATATCTAAGTCAGAGATTTGAACGTCATATTCGCCAGTTGAAACGAATATACTTCCGTCTTTTTCGTAGGCAATAACGTCCTTATCTGCAAACCATTGTAATGCTAATTTCAGTATTTTTTTTGTAATCATTTTATATACTTTCTTTTATGGTTATTATTTAGTGAGAATTAAGGCCATGCCGCCAATGTTTCGCTCAACTTTAAAACCGATTTTCTTCAATGCTTTAATTTTAGCTTGCGCTGCTTTAAGCTCTCTCAAGTCACCGTATTTGTTTGCGAGTGGGAGTGTGATTTCAATTGTTTTCATTTTATATACTTTCTTTTATTAGTTTATGCTAAGCAATTGCGCTTAACTGATGCCCGTTAAAACTGCTCAAATGCACCTTGTCAATAGTTTTTTTAAACTTTTTTAAACTGATTACATGGCAAGCTTTATCAGTGGCCTTGTCTTGCAATGCGTTAATAGAATATATCCCAGCCTTGTAAAAGAAAACTTATTACATGATCTTGCCGCATTTGTTACTAGCAAGCTTGCAATCGAGGCCAGCAAAGCAATTTTTTTGCAAACAGGGGTGGGGGGCGTCAGTTTGTTGAGCACTGTATTGTATATATATACATAAACTGCCCTTTAAAAAATGTAATCTAATTGGGCTATGTTTTTTAGGGTATCCTTATGAGGTGCGTTTTGCACCTTTGGGTCTAAAGTTTGACACACCCTAAAGTGCAATATACACCTTTGGGTATGAAATCGTTATTAGATGGGGTTGAGTGGAGGTATAACCCTGCGTGGAGCTTGATGGAGGACGGAGAAGGCATATGGGAGGATGATCGTCTAAGTCTTAAGGCTAAGGGCATATGGGCGTATATGAAGTCTAAGCCAGCCACCTGGGACTTCAGTGCTAAGAGGATAGCTATGGATAGCAAGGAGGAGACTAAGAGTGTGCAACGTGGTATGAGAGAATTAGAGAGTTGTGGTTATTTGAGTAAAAGGAAGTTAGGTAACGGTAGGGTACAATATAGGTTGGCAGAGGAGTCGTATATAGGTGCAGAGCCTAAGATAGATAGGAGTAGTTTGGAAGATAGATA